ATGGTACGTAAAGTAGGCGATATGAAAGAATATGTAATGGATACCCAAGACGAGTTGGTTGCAATACAGGCCACCAAGCAGATTGTCCAAGCAAACATCGTAGACAAAGTGTTGGTTGGGGCAACGCAAGGCATTGGCAATGCTATACTTACAACTCCACTTATAAAGGCACTGGTAAGCATGAAGCTAAACGTGGATATCTTGTTGCCGGACGAGGGCGGGTTGTTAAATGGAGCAGAGCGTATATTTGCCGGTATGGAAAACGTGACATGCCTAAAGGAGTCTGAGGTTAAAAACAGGCGTTATCTTTTAGGGCTGCAAACCATGTGGCCATACAATGGCATGGAAAAATACGTATCCCAGATCAGGTTTGCTCCTAATATTAATGATGTGTGGAAGGCCGGAACCATGGCACATGAGGTGGAAATCAATATGTCTCTGGCTTACTCCCTTAAATATAAAGGGCCAATCCCGTCCCTGCATTGTGCTAGTAACAAGATTCCTATGTGGAATTTTCCTGCCAAGAAGAATATCGGTATACATGTATGCAGGAAGTACAATCATCAGTTCCATGCGAACAGGCGAACTTGGTATCAGTTGGAAATAGGAAAAGAGCTCCTTAAGCGTGGCTATAGGGTATTCATTATAGGACACGAAGACGCTATAATGCCCGAAACTAGGGATGACAACCCAGGGTTTGTATACGCACTAGGCCAGCCTCTGGAGGATATATCTGGGCTGATAGGTAGATTGGATTGCATGGTCAACGAGGACTCCGGAATAATGCACGTTACGGCGGCGATGAACACACCGCAGGTAGCAATATTCGGACCAACCTCAGATGTTAAGAATGCGCCATGGTCAGAAAAGTCACTTGTTGTCAGAAAAGATATCCAGTGCTCGCCATGCCAGTACACGGAACGTGCTGGTAATTGCTATAAGAATATTTGTATGGACATCGACGTGTCTTATATAGTACAACATGTCGAAGACTTACTTTAAACTAATGCGGGGTAGAGAAGCCTGGCCTATCTCACGAGCCTCATAAGCTCGTAATCGTGGGTTCGAATCCCACCCCCGCTATATTATAGGGAGGTTGTTATCTTGAGTAGATTTGATAAACGGAACGTGCTTATAATAGGTGATACTCATATCCCTTTCGAGCACAGAGGATATTTGAAGTTCTGCAAAGAGGTACAGAAGAAGCATAAGTGCGGTACTATAGTACACATAGGCGACTTAGTTGACAACCATAGCATATCTTACCACGAGCACGATCCGGACCTGTGGAGCCCTCTTGATGAAATGCAAGAGGCCGATGCGACCCTGAAGAAGTGGTTCAAGGCTTTTCCTGAATTAAAGCTATGTAGGGGAAATCATGACGCTCTTGTTGACAGAAAGGCGAAGACTATAGGATTGCCGAAAAGGTGTTTTAGGCCATATCGAGAAATATGGGAGCTTCCAGATGGATGGGAGGATGGCTTCAAATTTACAATTGATGGTGTTATTTATGAACACGGCACAGGGGTGTCCGGTAAGTTAGCCCACTTGAACAAGGCTATCAATAACCGTGCGTCAACAGTAATTGGCCATTGTCACTCATTCGCAGGAATATCATTCACGGCCAGTCCTATGGATTGCATATTTGGAATGAACGTAGGATGTGGCATAAACGCTAAGTTGCTGGCATTTGCATACGGCAAAGATTTTCCTCATAAGCCAATCGTTTCGTGCGCAGTGGTAGAGAGAGGACTTAACCCTACTATATACAGGATGTCGCTATGAGTGGAAATAGATTATATTATGTTGAGTTAAGGGTTGGCCTTGAATTCCAAGGCGATGAAATACCTGACGAAGAAACATTGATTGCTCCCATTAAGGAGTATGCAAAGAACCACATTAAGCATTATAAAAAAACAACCAGAATCGTTCTTATAGATTCAAATATAAGCGAAACAGAATACGATGAAGCAGGCGAAGGATAATCTTAATTTAAGGAGAATGAGATGAAACAATTTATTCTATTTTTATCATTGGTAGCAATCATGTCAAGTGGATGCGTGATGACAAAATTGCTGATGCCGGACGTTGACACACGCATGAGCCAGAAGGAACTAACACATGTAGAGACTGTAAACAGTAGCTTCAACAAGGCTGTCTTGGACGTGCTGGACGATGAAACAGAAAAGGACAGAACGAAGATAGTTATCGCAAAGATACTGCTTAAGTCAAATAAAGACGCACAGGATATTTCGCCGAGTGCTACAGAAAATATCCTACAGCAACTCGTGAGATCACAAGGCCAAGGCGTATTAGACGGACAACTGGATGCAGTGGCGGGATGGTCAACAAAGCTTATTACAGAAGTGGCAGGGGGAGGAGTAGCCGGTCTAGGGGGTATTGGACTTTTAGTGAATATGCTAATGCGTAAGAGCAAAGCACTGAGGGTTGTTAACTCTGAACTAAGCGATGATGCAAAGGCTAAGGTAAAGAAAGCGTTGCAACATACAGGCTTAGAGAAAGAAGTAACATAGGGAGACGGAATGGAGACACGGCACCAGTGGAATAGAAGAGTAGATATGGACATGCGAGCCTGTAATGAGACGAGGGTAAGACTGGAAGAGCACGACAAAGCACAGCAGAAGGAATTAGATAGCCACAAGAAAGAGTTGTCAGAGTTATATGATTACAAAAACGATATCTATAGAAAGATTACAGAGAACAAGGCTGTTGCCGCAACAGTATTAGAGCATAATGAGTTGAAGACTCAGGTTACTCAGCTCAAAACCGAGAAGAAATTCCTGCCGTACTTAGTGATGATCATATCGCTTGTTGGTACGATTGTCTCAGGAATATACATCACGAATAAATTAACGAGGGGGGAAGATGTCAGCAAGTCAGGCAACAAGACTGAGGTTAATGAACGACTTCCTGTACTACGCCCCTAATTGCCTAAAGATAATAAACAAAGCAGGACATGTAGTACCATTCGAATTGAATAGGTCACAAATACTTATTCACGGAATGATAGAGAAGCAAAAAAAAGAGAAGGGTTATGTTCGTGTCTTAGCACTAAAGCCTCGAAAGTTAGGGCTCTCTACCTATACAGAAGGTAGGTTTTATCATGTGACATCGCATCGGACTGGTGTGGGGGCTATGATAATGACAGAAGCCGATCAAAGCAGGGACGGTTTGTTTCGCATGGTGAAGACTTATCATGAGAATGTTCCGGAGGAAGTTAGACCGCAAACTCTCCAGTCCAACGAGAAAGCTTTAGTTTTTGACAACCCAAAGGGAACTGGTCTGAAAAGCCGCTATGACGTAAAAACATGTGACTCCAAGGGTGGTAAAGGTATTACCACTCATTACAATCATTGGTCAGAATGCGCATATTTCAGCAAGAACTCTTTGGGTAACTTAAGCGGGTTGTTAGAATCGATACCATCTGGATATCCACATATCCTTGGTACCGAAGTGATAAAGGAAACTACCGCAAACGGCACATCAGGGCATTTTTATGATCACTGGTGTGAGATGGACGAGATGCGAAAAAAAGGCAAGGTGCCAGAGTATTTACAGGTATTTATTCCATGGACGTATGACGAGGATTATGCTCTGCCGGTCAGCCCAGAACAGAGAAAGTACATTCTTAATACGCTTACCGATGAGGAGAAGTGGTTATTAAGGTTTGTCAATCCCGATGGTACACCTGTTACCGTAGAAAACGTTGCATGGCGTAGATGGAAAATTGGAGAGGTTATAGCTCCGATAGGATATACCAAGGAGGACTTCTTTAAACAGTGGTTCCCTATGACTCCGGAGGAAGCTTTTGTTTATTCCGGAAAGAGCATATTTGGAATATCCGACCTTATGATGGCGCAACTTGAATGTTACCCGCCAGTCGCAGTGGGGACTTTCAACTACTATGGAAAGTTTATTCCGCACAAAGAAGGCATCATGCAGGTATGGCAACACCCAAGGCTTGGAGAGAAATATGTGATTGGGGCAGACGTTGCAGAGGGTATTGCTGGAGATAAGCATGACTATTCAAGTGCTGATGTAATAAGCTGCAGGACGGGACAGCAGGTAGCTCACGTCAATTGCAAGCTTGATCCAGACCAGTGGGGCATGTTCCTTAATCATCTGGGCAGGTATTACAACAACGCATTGATTGGTGTCGAGGCAAACAACCACGGCTTAACAACGCTGACCACCCTTAAACACAAGACTTATCCGAAGATATACCAGAGGGAGAAGTTGGACGCAAATGCGACAGGGCGTAAGCAGAAGCAAGCGGGATGGTATACGTCAACCAAGAGCAAGTTTAAGATCATTGACGGGCTGGTGACAATCGTGCGAGATCACGACACCGGAATTGCGTGCTATGAAACCATTGAAGAGTTTAAGAATTATTCAATCCTTGAGGACGGTACATTTGGAGCAATGCCTGGAAAGCACGATGACAGGGTTATGAGCTACGCAATCACGCATGAGATGTATATGACCATGCCACAAATGCGAGTAGGACAGGAGGGCCGCAGAGCCGAGGAGCATAAAACCGAATTGAACCTTAAGGAAGCGCAGGTGACTATTGGATAAACACCTTTCCTCTTTACAATTACAATTAAAATTAGTATAAGAAGTATACTCAATTGAAACTATTAGGACTGGTTTGATATTGCGTGTGAACCCACACAGTCACATTCGTATTTTACTGGTCCTTTTTTTTTGGAGATAAAATGTCAGGATTGGTACAAGCGAAGTCTATTGATGCGGTTAACGAAGAAGTGAAGGACCGTGAATTGCTAGAGATAGAAGGGGAGTCAGAGGTTCTTACATTTGGTTCTCAGCTATATTCTAGGTGGCAATCATGGAAAGATATCAGGAATCCTCAAGAAGAACAATGGCTTACTAATCTAAGGCAGTTTTATTCACAATACGAAGAAGAAATATCTACTGCCATAAAAGCTGGCAGGTCAAGGACTTATGTTGGCATAACCAGAATGAAAGTCATGGCTGCGTATTCAAGGCTTGTTGATGTGTTTTTCCCTGCAACCGGAAAGAGACATTGGGAGATAGCGCCAACGCCTGAGCCTACAATGGCAGAAACGAAAGCCCAGAAAGCAGAAGTTTTAACCGGAATTCCGGATGATCCAAAAGTAGACGAACAGAAATCGCCTGCAGATATAGCCGCAAAAGCAATGTCTTTTAGAATCAACGATCAATTGGTAGAATCGGACTATGTTCTATTGTTCCTTGAGGCGTTGCTGGAAAATGTAATATTAGGCTCTGGCTGTTTAAAGTCGGCATCTATCAAGGTAGAGAGAGACTTTGGATGGGTCAATACTGATAGCGGTTGGCTATGGCAAGCAAAGGAAGAGCTTGAAATAAAACCACAGATAGAGGCACCTTCTATATTTGACATATACCCAGACCCTGACGCTTCTGATATGAAAGCGGGTATAGGGTGTTTCCAGCGTCACGTAATGAATAAGCACGAATTCCGCAAGCTAAAGAAGTTTGCAGGTTTCGATGGAGATCAAATTGATTTGTTTTTACTAAAGTTTCCTGCCGGTAATCACTTAGACGAATGCCATGAAATCGAAAGAAAGAAGCTGGCCCATCAATCACAAATACAAGAGACGCATACAAGATATGACGTTCTTGAATATTGGGGATATGTAGATGGAGACGAGCTTAGCACCATGGGCATAGATATCACAGAAGAACAGATGTCTGAGGAGTTCATGGCTAATGTGTGGGTCGTTGGCGGTGATGTTATCAAAGCGGTATTGGACCCGTCAGTAGACGAGAGTTTGCCATTTTTTATATTCCCATACGAGAAGGTTTCTAAGAAGATATTTGGCCGTGGAGTACCGGAGATATGTGCAGATAGCCAAGAGATTCTGAACGCAGCAGCGAGAAGGCTGTTGGATGATGTCGCATTGCTTGGACCTCAAATCGAGATTAATGTTGACGATCTCTCTCCGGAAGCAACTAAATTAATAGACGAAATATATCCATTCAAAGTACACCCAAGAACAGGTGGAGATGCACAAACACCATTGATGCGAGTGCACAACCTGCAGAGCGTGAGTAGGGAATTAGTTGAGATCATAAATATATTCAGAGGATTCATTGATGAAGAAACTAACCTACCAACTGCAGGCACTAGCGGGGTTGGAGACACAGGCGGTCATGATACTGCGCAAGGTACTCAGCTCTTGCAGAATGCAGCTAACGTGGTGCAGCGTTCTGTTGTTAGTAATATCGACAGGTACGCTATTGATCCATTCTTCACCAAGCTATATATGTTCTTTATGCAGTGGAGTGATGACGAGACGATTAAGGGTGACCAAAGGGTTGATGCCAAGGGTTCAAATACTCTATTGAAAGCAGAGGTAATGACTACTCAGTTAATCAACATGCTGAATATCACGAACAACCCAACGGATATACAACTCACAAAACGTGACAATATGTTGCGAATGGTAGCTGAGAATCAGGGACTTAATGAGGACGAAGTTGTCAAGACTCCAGAGGAGATCAGGCAGCTTGCAGACGATCCTGTTAAGAAACAAATGGATCAGCTTGCGGTGCAAAAACTCACACTAGAAAACGAAGAAATATCTTCAAAGATTGATAAGGAACAATCAGATGTAGCAAGGAATACGGCTGCTATTTCGAATGATGAAGAGCTTATGAGGCTGAAGGGAATCGAGCTTCAAGGCAAGGAAATCGAAGCTGCTGCCCTGTTGAGATTAAAGGAAAAGGAAATTGATGCCAATATCTCATTGAAGAAATCTGCAGACAGCCAGAAGACTGCAGGGGAAAAGAAGTCTACGGTAGGTACTACAAATAAGACATCAAAGAACGATGGCGCTCAGACGAATAACAAGAGGGGGTAGAGATGGCTAATCCATTAAAAGATATAGAGAGTGAGGCGGTTTCGGTGTTAGCGGCTGCGCATCCAGAAGCGTTTCGTGTGGTGACAGAATACTTTGAACGTATGTACGAGAAGGAAAAAACATCGTGCATTGATTGCAACATAGATAATGTTGAAGTACACAGAGGCAAAGCAAGGGCATGGAGAGATGCAAAGAATTTACATGCCGATGCTATTAACAGTCTGAAAGTCTAATTTTACAAGGGGAAGGTAATGCCAGAGAAAACAACAGAGCAAAAGATTGCAGACAGTACGGGCAAAGATACGGAAAAATTCAGCAAGGATCTTGAAGCAGAGGCAGACGAGTTAATCAAGGCGGCATACGGTGGAGGTGACGGCGAAAAGAAAGTTGAGGCTAACGATGAGAAGGATAGCAAAGCGGATAAAGGAGATACTTCTGGTGATGATGATAAGGGTGGCAATGAGGGGTCTGGTGATAATGCTGAGGCTGATGAAGTAAAAGCTATCGACCCTGAGATTTCTAGCTTGCTTGGCAAGTTGGAGAAGTCTGAAAAGCGTATCAAAGACACACGTGCGGATCATACTCGTGGCAGACAAGACCTTAAAGAAGCACAGACAAGATCACTTGAATTAGAAGATACTGTATTTAAACTAAAGAAACAAGTTGAAGGTTTGACGACTGCATCTACTCAAAAGCAAGAAGCTAAAGCCGAGAAGGTTGTTGCGAAGACCTCTGGAGACATAGCGGATCAGATAGCAGCGATGGAAAAGATTGATCCGGATTTAGCAGCCACAATGAAGCCTATTGTTGAAAGCATGTTCGGGCAGATTAATACGCTCAAAGATGACCTTGCCACCGAGAAGCAGGACGCAAATGACAAGACTGCTCAGGACGAAAGCGATGCTCATTTTGCTAAGCTAGACGGAGCCCACAAAGGATGGGAAGAGACAATGCAGACGAAGGAATTTGCAGGGTATCTACAGGATCTTCCTCCACGTTCAAAACGTTTAGCGTTACTTGATCTCAAAGGCGGTACTGCTGAGAATATTATTGAGCTGTTTGACGAGTACAAAGAGGCTAGTGGTGGCGAAGAGGAAGCAGACACAAGGAAGAACGATAAGTTGGAAAAGGCAAAAAGCTTATCTAATCCGGTCAACAAGAAGTCTAAGAATATCAACACAGGTGTAGTTAAAATGCTGTATACACGATCACAGATTAACGATATGGATGATGCCGAGTATGCTAAAGAAGAAGAAGCTATTGACAAGGCAATGTCTAACGGGCAAATAGAAAATAGATAATAATTTTATTGGGGAATAGAATGTTTTTAAGAAATTGCATAAAGAAGGTTTTGGGCTTAGAAGAGGCCGACACTGTGGCTGATTTAACTGGCAGGATAAGAACGTTTGCCAGTAAGTTGGACGAGTGCAGGATGCAGTTACAGGAAGCTGAGATAGGAAGAGACGGCTGGAAAGGCCAGGCAAACGTAGATGCGACAGAGAACCTTTTCCTTGCAAATAAGCTTAAGGAAGTAAGGAAGGCCTTGGGTAAAGACGATGAATGTTTTAGTAGGTTTTCAAGAGATCAAATTAAAGATATGAGTTTAGAAGAGTTCCGTCATGTTGAAAAAGAAATAGATCAAGATGTTAACGACGGTAAACGTTTTCTACAATAAGCCCCCTCACAGGGCAAAGATTTAGCGGTTTAACTGTGATTCTCATTCTGTTGGGGAACAAGTGACCACAACTCCTAAACGAGCTAATGAAGAGTGTGAGTATTATTTTAACACATTTATTATTTAATTTAGGAGAACTAGGATGGGAAGACAAGTTAGTGTAGCTGCTGGTTACAGTTCATTGCCTAATGGTAATTTTATTCCAGAAATCTGGTCTAAGAAAATGCAGGCAAAGTTTTATGCCTCTACAGTGTTGGGCGAAATTGCAAACCATGATTGGGAAGGCGAAATCAAGGGTGGCGGAAGTAAGGTTATAATCCGTGCAATTCCAACTGTTACCATTGGAGATTATGGTATTGGTGGTACTATTGATTATCAAGATTTATCAGATGACAAGATCGAGCTATTGATCGACAAGGCGAAATACTATGCCTTTAAGGTTGACGATGTTGACGAAATACAGTCTGATATTGCGATCGTAAATAAAACCACTCAAGACGCATCAGAGCAAATGAAGATAGTTGTTGATACTGATGTCCTTGGAAACGTTTATTCGGATGCGGCTAATGTGCTAGCATCAACTGCAGTTACGGCTTCAAACGTATTGGTATGGATAATCAACGCAGGTGTTGCGCTGGATGAAGCAAATGTTCCAGAGGCAGGACGTTGGTTGGTTATACCACCTTGGATTGCCGGTATGATTAAGCAGTCCGATTTGAAGGATGCATCACTTGCCGGAGACGGTACTTCAATCATGAGGAATGGTAGACTTGGTATGATCGATAGGTTTACCCTGTACAACAGTAACAACCTTGCGTTGACAGGAGTTGCTGCTACAGGAACCTTCCACTGTATAGCTGGAACTAATCACTTCATAAGTTTTGCATCTCAGTTCGTAAAGACTGAAACTCTGAGACTGCAGAATAGCTTTGGTGATGCGATCAGAGGATTAAAGGTGTATGGTTACAAGGCAACGAAACCAGAGGCCGGAGTTTACATGCCAGCAACTAAGGTGTAAGCCGATTATATTATTATATTATTTTTTATTACGGGAGGTCTAACGATGTCGTTAAGAGATTTAACACTAGGAGGCAATGTTCTTGTTTCTGAGAAGGATATGCCGAAGATGGTATTGCTTCAAAGAACAAGGGACTTTAGCGTTGCGGCTAACACTGTTACTGCCGCTGACGTGCTTCAGATGGTCAATGTTCCTGCGGGCTTCTTAGCATTGGGAGTATTGGTTGAAACTCAGACTGTTGAGTGGTCAACTTCTACACCAATTCAAGTAGGTGACGGAGCAGACACTGACGGTTGGTTAACAACTGCTCAATGTAATTTGAATTCTACCTCAACTGACGTATGTAATAGTACATCTGCATACGGTGCGTTGAACGGTGGACGTGGTAAATTCTATCCGGTAGCTGATACGATTGATGTTATACCAAACACCAGTCTGGATGCTGCAAAGGTTAGAGTTGGAGTATGGGGTTTTATGGCTGATCCAGGCAACGACACTGCCCACTAAGCTATAGGTTGTAAATTATCTAATACGGGGGAGTGGACGTAAAACTTGGTTCACTTCTCCTATTAGTTTTGTATATTAATATAACAATGTCAGGGGGGACAACAGTGGGAATTAAAGATGACTTGATAACGCAATTGAACAACGGAGCAAATAATGTAGCAGAGCCGGCTGACGTGCCACAGGAAGATGAAAAGATCGACATTGCAGAGAGTGCGCATAGGGCGGAGCTGGTTTGCAAGGCAGACATATTGAAGGTTGTTGAGATGGACAAGATGGGGTTGCAGAAATACGCAGACTCACGCTTGGGCAAAAAACTTGATCTGAGCAAGAAACTCAAGATGTTGAGGACAGATGTTGTTATACATATCAAGAACAAGCTTAAGATACCCAGCAATAGCGTTGACAATGCTACTGGAGAGCCTGCTGTTGAAGTAGAAAAAGTTCCGGAATTTATATTCAATCCTAAAAACAGACGAGTATTCGAATGGACAGAGTTGCTTGCAAAGAGGACTGACCTTATCGAATGCTGGCTAATTGACAAAGAAGGAAAACGCTTATAA